GTAAAAGGTATTATAAAGTTACTAGCTCCATCGTATATAGTCCTAGCAACTACGATGTCTGACTTTCCCCATTGGATAGTGAATCCATTGGCAAATTTCACAAACCCATTCTCCTCAAGCCTTTGGGCCACGATGCCGCCCATTCCGAGAAGATTTTTTATATCCTTCAATGTAGCAACTGGATTTTCTTGCCAGTTAGTCGCACCAAGGATTTTTGCAATCATATTCGTAATCGCTGGATGCGATGAAACATCTGTATTATGAGTAGCTAATTGATTCTTTAAATTTTGAAGCAACCCCCCGTGTGCTCCTGGATCCATATTATGTGCTTCCAGATCATGCACAGAGGCTACCCCATTATCGGAAACGATTGCTTGCACCTTTTCCGCATCGCCAACCACAGTAGTAATCGTAAATGTGTAGCTATCCATTGGCGTATTTTTATCTGGGATGTAGTCAACGTAGTTGCCCCCATTTGTGTAGGAGAAAAGCACCTCTTGTCCATTCTCGCCAGTTTTGGCCATGAGCCCTATTTCTCGTGCATAAAAACCGGCTTCAAGGTTTTTATTCGAGAGTAACCCCTGTACCATGAATTGGCCTTCGCCTGTTTTAACACTTTTAGTAATCGCCAATTCCAAGCGCTTATCAGTTAACGCCGTAGCGCGTGGAATTGATGCGGGCATATCGCCTGCACCAATAACGATTTTTGTAAAAATCAAAGCCTGCTTACTCACATTAGCTTCCGCAATAGTATTTGTCCCCGCCATAGTAGTAATGACGGCAGGATATTTTGCCATGTAGACCTCCTATATATGAATATATTGGTGAACGGTAACAATACCGCCGATATAGATTTGTTGCGTTTGTGGGCCTGCCGAGATTGTAAGGCTCGGTTTAGCTACGGCACTGCCCGCAGCTGTTGCAATACCACCGACATACACACCGCCTGAATTAATAGCGTGCACATACTCAATACCATCTAGCCAGGACCGCTTATTCTTGACAAATTCTAATATACGGAGCACGCGCTCTCGTATATTCGGTGTCATCATATAACCGGAAATCTGGAGTTTGAAATGGTAAGGCTTCCCGTCCTCGTAGCCCCAGTTCTCCACAACTTCGCAGTCTGAATACAGTTCGCCGATAGCTTCCTCAACTAATCCAACGGTGCCCTTTCTTCGATGCCAAGCGATAGAGCTTAGGATTAATTTAATCTTTTGTTCTCTCGCTACAGCTTCATCGTAGAAGTCAACGTGTAAATGCCAGGCTAACTCATCAAGTATCGGCGTGCTTAACTCATTAAGATGCGACAAGATAGTTAGTCTATCCACGAACGGCATCAACGCCATAAGTCGCAACGTAACCACTCCCGCTAAGGCTTGAACATTAGCATCGTTAGCAATCGAGCTCGGCAGCGTATCCTTTAATTTGAATTTGTAGAGATCATTCATGCTCTACACCCCCATATGTGATAGTCTTACTAGTACACTGCGCCAATTCCACTTGGTAGCCATCTTCCTTCTTGCCGTCTTTCACAACAGTAAATACAGGGGATGTTACGCTAACACGTTTAGCCCCAGCTTCCATTACACGGCGAATTAATTCAGATGGAATGATATCACGCCCCACTTTTCCGGATTGCCATTGTATATAATCCGTAACCGCCGCATCGACTCTACTCTTAATCGTGTCAGCGTAATACGAATTATCCGAATCAATGTAGTACTGAATATCGATACTATAATTCTTAGCAATTGGCGCTTTTACAGACACATTATCGGTAAGTGGACGCACCTTCTTATCGGTGAGCGTAGCTTCCACTAATTTAATAATTTCTTCCCCTGCAATTTCACCAGATACAAGACCCGGATATACAACCACATCCCCCGGTTTAGGCGATACCACTTTCACGGAGCTAACAAGGGCTGATGCTTTTTTTGTAAAAAACTCATAGGCTCCTTCGGCCCCTGCACAAGAGAAGCTTTCAGGAGCTTCCCTGATACGTTCACGGAACGCGTCATCCGATTCCGTGTCAGCACCACCTTCAGAGATTGTAATATTGGTTACACTTGAGATATACGGAATCGGATCAACAAGCGTGGTAATCGACCCTACTGGGTAGCCGTTCCCTTTGGCAGATGCGTCCGTACACACAGCTTTTACATTTATCGTGGTTTCATTAGCCGACAAGTAGTAAGGCTCAATAGTCGCAAAAAGCACATTATCACCGGAAGTAAAGCGTGTACCTTTTGGAATGGCTATACCTTCAGGCCGTGCCATTGATGCAGTTAACTTCATAGTAGTGACTGCGCCCGTAGCTTGTAAGCGTTCCACGCCTAACGCAATGCCGATATGGTCTAAGTTATTTTCCCTAGCATAGGCCAGAAGATTCTGCTTGCCCGTATCGTTGATGCGGTTTAACAGTAAAATCACAATATTAGTAATCGTTAATAGGAATAAGCGAATAGGGTCCGCCGGTGCTAACTTTCGCCCAGTAACAGAGGCGTAGAGGGCGAATATTTCCTTCTCAACGGCTTCTTTATCCGCCGTGACAAAGTTGATTTCTGGTAAATTCATTATTATCGCCTCCACGGTGGTAAATTAATAGTCGCCCTTATATCTACATCAGGGCATTTCAAAATAAGGTTAGCAGGTAATATCACATATTGAGCGTACTCTTGATTGGCTTCTAGCAGCACATTCATATAGGCTTCGCTGCCATACACTTTAAATGCAATACCGTCCCACATATCCCCTTGGATGGTTCTATATTGATTCATAGCCACCTACACTTTCTAGCCATTCGTCTTTTATAGCAATTGATACCTTAGGCAACAAATGTCCTTCTTCCGCATCGGTTGCTTCTGTACTTTCAAAGTCAACGGACACAACTCTACATCGTGGCTCATATTCAGTAATGGCCCGAATCACCTCTGCAGATATTCTGGCCATTGCTACTGGTAGTGGTAAGTCGATAACAGTTCCATCAATACCAAATCGCCTATCAAGGGGCACAGAAAATTGCGTTGTAGAAATAATGGTTCGCACATTTTGAATAATCTCAGTAAGAATATCCTTCGGCGCAAAATCAATGCCATCAAGGCGAGCGCTTACATCAATTTGCATTCGTATCGCCTCCTTGTTTAGGTGTGATTACAACTTTAGGAATATCAGGCGCCTCCTTCAGCGTCACATTAATGGATGCTGATAGAACGTTACCTCGATTATCAATCGTATTCATCGCGGCGCTTATACTGGTAATCAGTAATTTGTGTTCACTAAAGGGCTTACCATTAATAATCAACTGTTCGGCTTGTCCTTCTCGGCACATCGTGGCCACTTCTTCAATTTCTTTTAGAGGGTCAACGCCCAATAGCTTATTAAAGTTCATCGTAAAAGAAATATCATCCGCATCAGGCCCCAAGAATTCAAGTATCGGCTTTTGCCCTATAATTTCATGAGACGCTGTTCGTGCGTTGATATTTCGTGCTAATGCATCGAACGTACGCACCGTATGGGAGGATGCCACAAACACAATTTTTCCAAAGCTCCCTAATTGGCGTTGCGGTAGGTATCCTCCTAGGCCAAACTTATCAGCTAAATTAGATAGGCGAGAGTAAGCCACATCGCCTAATTGTGTATTTTGTAAATTCTTTAATCCTTGCGAATTAAGATTCTTCTTATAGTTGGCAGCAGTACTACCTAATTTACTAAATAAAGATATGTTACTCACCTCCTATCCATTCGGCGTGCCTGTGCTTCCGCCTCCAGGAACAACACCACCGTGCGTGTGAGACACTAAACTAATTCCGTTAACCACTACGTCCCCTGAAGGGGCGTTGATAGTTAAGTTGCCAGTACAATTAATGACGAGCCCTCCACCGTCTGCATCATAGGAGACGGTCGAGCCGTCCGCAAATTTGATGCCGTGGATATTCTGCCCATTAAAATAGGGCTTATCCTTGGCATTATACGTAGTGCCTAAGATGTAGCCCTGGGACAAATTATTATCTTGAGGTAGAAATAAACACAATACCTGTTCGCCAACGCCTGGCATCCAGTAGTGTTTATTATTTTGTGATCCGTGTGAAAGTACTTCAAGTGGATATGAGACTAAATCATCTCGGTCCGGAAATGTTACTCTTGCCGTCATGGTAGCGGTGTCAGTACTAGATACGATGCCGTCACGAATTAAATTTTTTAACGCTACACTAATATCCATCTAGGCACCTCCTTATATCTAGGCTTTGTGTATATCCGCCCCCTACCTTATGGGAGCATTTGCTAATGATATACTTACCGTCGAATTTACCGAATCCTTTTAAATTGATTGTGGCTGATGCGGCCAACACGATATGGCCAAGCATAGCAACAGAACCAGTAATTTCATTCTTGTTCTTTTCGCGTAGCTTTTTCTTGGCCAAACGTTCCGCTTCCGCCTGTGTTTCACAGCTCTGGTTAACTTGTAATATCTTGCCTTGCGTTTTGTGAGGGTCCTTAAACGTATACTCAATAGTACTCTTTTGCTTAGTGCTCTTGTGCTTTACGTGGCATCCCCAATACACATCCTTTAATGACGTCTTTAGAGAATAGCTACCTTGATAAGGAATGACTTCCCCAAGCTCCTTAATTTGTTCTTCTGTAAGGTCTGTAGGCATTGGTCCTTTAATTAGTGTTGCAACTACTTTTTCTGTTTCAAATTTTGTTTCATCAAAAATAATCACTTGCTTGTCTGAAACCTTTAATGCTAGCCCATTATCTTTACAGACTTTCATCAAGAATTCTAAATCAGATTGGTCCGATTGCTCGACACGATCTAAATTAATCGTCTCAGGTGTATCGTAAAACAATTCAAGGCCCGCACCTTTTGCGAGCTCCTCCGCAACAGATTTGAGCGTAGTCTTCTCCCATGACTTACTCTTTAATTCCCCTCTTAACTTGGATTCATCTGGAACACTAACAGCCCCTATGGTGACCTCGTGCGGTGGGTTTTTACAAGTAATTTCATCGATTTCAAACTGCCCGCATTTCATCTCTATCTCGTCACCGAGTTCATTCCAATTATGGAATACGATTGATGCGGTTAACTTCGCCCCTTTTTCAGGGAACCAGTCGGACATCCAAAGCTCTTCTATATCATGTAAAGTGATTGATATATCGTCAGCTTCTCCGGACATTACATCGTTAAAGCTGAAATCCTTTAAATACGGAACCAGGTCTTGTGTGATGTCCTTTTGGTCATACTGCAGTTTGACGGTAACATATCGCAAATTACTAGGCATAGCTTACACGCCCTTTCCGATTTTGGATTTCAGCAAGTCTTGCTTCTAGGTCATCCATCGCTCCGCCTACAGCACTTTTAATTTGTTGTACAGCACTTGCATCCGCATTACCATTAATAGTGATGTTGATTGGTGCTGATACAGATACTGCAGAGTTGCCTTCACCGGGGAAAAGCCCCATCATAGCACCAGTTTGACGCCATAAGGCTTCGGCCCTTGGTGTACCATTGATAGGAATGGCAGCTTCATCAGATTCTTCAGCAAACGTAGTAAGGAATGCCCCTTTGCCATAAATACCGCCTTTTGCATTATGCTGTACGGATTGTCCATTGGCCGTTGCCGTGCCTTCTACTCTTGCTTGAATTGGTTTACTAAAAATGGATCTAACCCATTCCCATTTTTCACTAATCCAATCAAACAGACCTCCGAGTTTACTCATAACCCAGTCATAGAATTGGCCGAGCGCTGCTTTAGGGTCTTCCCATAATAGAGTGAACCAGGCTTTCACTTGGTCCCAGTTAGCAATTAACCCCATGGCCGCATAAATCAGCCATCCTATAGGGCCTGCCATGAAAGCGATAATGGCAGCTGTAGGGGATTCCCACATCGATGTGCAGAAGTCGGACACAATTTCAAAATGAGTGACTAACCACGCCAAAACACCAATTAATGCGGCGATAGCTAATATCACCAATCCTATCGGATTAGCACTCATTGCCGCATTCAACGCCCATTGCGCAGCAGCGGTTGCATACATAGCAATACTACTTGCTATCATACCTGCTCTATGGATGCCCGATGCGATTACGTTGCGCATAGTTGCCACACGTTCCGATTCCATCATAAGCCGATAAGCCGCATGTGCCGCCGTTACGCTAAAGTAAACCGCTTTCACGGCTTTATAAGCAATTACCATGCTCGCTACTGCAACGCTTGTCTTGATAATAGCTTCCGTAAGTTCCGGATGTTCACTCGCTACTTTTGATACATACGCAGCTTCATTTGCTAAGGAATCACCCAATTCTGCAAGGGTAGGCAACATCGTACTTCCTATAGAAATTGCCACTGACTCAGTCGCGGACTGTAATCGCGTCATAGCGCCCCGTGCATTATTCTGCATTGTTTCAGCCATAGTAGCAGCTGCGCCGTCACTGTTTTCAAGTTCTTTCGTTAAATTATCTAACGCATCCGGTCCTTGATCAATTACAGCTACCCAAGCTGATGCAGCGTTGGTTCCGAAAATAGTCGCAAGGGTAGCAAGTTTTTGCTCCTTGCTCATGTCCTTGGTCTTATCAGCTAAGTCGCGAACAATTGCGCTCATCTTGCGTGGTCCATTGGTGTCATTCATAGCAATACCCAGGCTGTCTAATGCGGCTCTTGCTTCTTCTTGTTGCGCTGTGGCTTCGCTTAATGAAAGCCCCATTTCCTCTATCGCTTTAGTCGATTTTGAGGAAGTTCCTGCCAAGCGCAAGAACCCTGAACGTAAGGCTGTGCCCGCAGCGGATGCCTTAATACCACTATTGGCCATAAGCCCAGTAAGCGCGGCCGTTTCTTCCAAGCTTGCACCAAAGGCGTGTGCTACTGGCGCTGCGTACTTCATTGTTTCACCCAACATTTCAACAGTTGTATTCGTGCTAGTTGTAGTTTTAGCAAATACGTCCGCCATATGGCCTGCATGTTCTGCGCTTAGGCCAAAGGCTGTAAGGTCATCAGATACGATATCCGCAGTACGTGCCAAATCCGTATTACTAGCTGCAGCTAAGTTCAAAAGCCCCGGCATACCTGCCATGATTTGTTGAGAGTTCCAACCGGCCATGCCGAGATATGTCATAGCTTCACCAGCTTGCGTTGCGGAAAACATTGTTTTCTCGCCGAGTTCTCGAGCGGTGGCCGTCAATTGTTGCATTGCCTTATCATCAGATACGGTGATTGCCTTTACCTTGGACATCACTGCTTCAAAGTCTGCAGCTTTAGATAGCATCCCAACGAGCGGAGCGGCCATTACAGCAGTAGTAGCCATAGTACTACCTAAATCACTACGAGCACTTTTAGCATTAGCATCTGCGGCAATTTTATTTTGCATCGCTTTTCTGAGTTTTGCGTCTTTAGCTGCCGTTTGGTCTAGCGCCTTACCAACTTTCTCCGTTGCGTTGCGGTAAGAGTCCATGGAGATAACGCCTTGCTTTAATGCAGAATCCAAAGCCCTTTGTTGCGCTTTCAACTCGGTCATTTTAGAGCCGTATTGCGTCAACGTGCCTTTGGCTTGCTGCATCGATGTTTTAAATCCTTGTGCTAATGCGCCATTTATAGCAAAAGCAATCTCAAATACTTTACCGGCCATAGTTCCTCCTTTCTTTTAAATTTATGTACGCAAAAAGCGCTTGATAGATTAGTCCTCTTCCTCCCTCAAGCGCTTTTCATCTTCAAGTACAAATTCTAAATCGTCTATCCAATCTGCTATTTCAGCAATTGGGGTAGACATCCAAAAGTCTATGCCTCCGCACTCTCTAAGTCGGATGGCAATTCTTCGGCATTGTTGTCCGGGAGAAGTCCCATTTTCTCTACCGAACCACGCAATAAAAAAACGCTTACCTCTGCGCACATTTCAGTAAATTCAGAGATTGGCATTGTCATTAATACCTTTGCGCTTTCCTTTAAGGCTATGGCGGCAACTTCTGCCTGAAATCGTTTAGAGAATGTAACATCTGGGGTCATATCGCCTTCACGGCGGACACGAAGTTCCGCCTTTGTGAAGTCAAACCCAGTTAAATTGTTTAAGCCGTCAATTAGCTTTTCGCGATCATATGTAGCCATTATTTACCCAATGCCTCCCTTACGGATGCTAAGTAATCAACACCATTGATTACACAAACATAGTTGAATTTATCAATTTCAGTACGAGTTTTACCACCGACAGTCATTTTGAAATATACAATTTCAAACTCTGTAGAGGTATCAGTTTTACTTGCCTGTTCAAATTTGCCAAGACCGATTTTCTTAGGCATCACTTTGGCATATACGCTAACTGCTTCCGGTACTAATTCACCTTTTGCAGAATCGTATAATTGTTGCGCACCACGAATTTCGATATCATGTACCTTTTGACTAGCAAGGTCGGTCACATCTTTGTCAATAGTATTCCATTTAATGGACATATTCATTGCCTTAGTTTGCCCGAGTACACCCAAATCAACTTCACCGGCAATGCCTGCGCCTTTGATTGTGTCGCTGATAAATTCGATATCAGGTAAGGTTACATCGGCGTAACCATATAATTCTCTGCCGGAGCTAAAAATGGCAAAGTCAATCAACTTATCTCTATGTTTAGCCATGAGTTACCTCCCTTTTAATTAAATAATGTGCTCATGTAAGACGAATCATATTCTTGGATGAAATCAACTTCACGAGCCGGTGTTGGCACACCTAAATATACATGGAATCGATAAATTCCGTTCAACAAATCTGTTATTGGGTTTTCAGATTCCAAAAATTCAACACGAGCCCCAAGAAGCGCGCCGGATGCTACGTGGCCATTTAGCCAAGCATTGGCACTGTTCACAACGTTATTAATCAAACGCTTGTTCCCTGGGTCGTCAATTTTAGACCAGAAAGAAGTAATGAGCGTATTGGATACCCAGTTAAACATACGACGTACTGGGATAAAGGAATCCTTAACATCTGTATTAGATGGATAAGCCGTTGTACGATTGCCCCAAGCTCTCCAGCCACCGATGAAATTAAGAGCAGTCACGACGCCTTGGCCGTTCAAGTAAGCTGCTTCATCTGGGCCTAAGTAGATTTCAGTACCGTCTTTCAACACAGCACTATCCGCTTGCAAGGACTCATTAGATGGAGACTTGTAAGGAATATCATCATACTTAGCGTCTGTCTTAGCCATAAGACCTGCGAGTTGTGTGGATAAATGGAATTGACGATTAGCTAACGCTACTTTTGGCCAGCATAAGATTTGACGTTCATCAACGTAGTTCTTCTTATTTTTCCATTCACTAACTGCAGTTGCCTTTTTAATTTCATCAGTAGGTGCATCGCACAAGGACATGGCTTGGAACATACCGTTGATAGTAGTTTCTTTTGCTTTCATAACTGCTGCTACAAGTGTGTTATGGGACCAGCCTGGAGCCAATAAGTTACCTGGAATTAAGCCAAAGCGAGGGAATACTTCATTGATAAGCTCCAACCCCTTACGTTTACCCTCTGTATCCACACCACCCACGATGTCATCTGCGGTTACCATAGATGGGTCTACATAATCGTAAGTCACCCAAACAGATGTTGCGCTTTTGAGTGCCCCGGTAGCTACGATGCCAATAAGCAATTTACCTTCATCGTTAAATGTCGCAGTGTAATCAACATTGATAGTTGACGCCGCTCCGCCATTGGTAGCAGATACCTTTAACGTATTGAGTAATACAGGGTCTTCAATTGTCACGACTTTATCCTGAATTTGTTTTTGCGTAGACGCTAACGTCTTCTTATGTTTCTTCGGATCAAGAACATTGATAAAAACTACTGGCGCCATCCCGAATAAAGAGAATTGAGAATACATCGCTTCGCACAATGTGTATTTATCCCATTCTTTGGAGTACCCAAATTGAGTAGTGGCAGATGCGTAATTGTAGCACAATACGGCTTTATTAGCTTCCGCTGGGTCCGTGGCCAAATGCACAGGCGCAGTACCAATATAAACAGGTAAGGCCGCCGTAGCTTCTGTCATAGAAATAAGAGAGGTAGGAACCTCTCTTGTATAAATTCCGTGTCTATAGTTTCCCACTATCTACGACCTCCTTTTTTAAATTCAAGGTAAGCGGTGTTCATTGCCGTACCTTCTGTTGCTAATTCTTGTTGTGCCTCTGCAATCCTATTGATAGGCACGAACAATAATCGTAGCATTGCTTTATCTTCACCTACTACAGCAGGAATACCGTCAATATAAACGGTACCTGTTGTAAGACCTAGTTCAGCACTATTAGGTCCTAAGTAGATTACTTGTTTAGCATCTTTAGTTTTAACTGTTGTTTCCGCAATTTCTGTTGTTTCATTTACAACTTCAACTGGTGCATCATCTTTTGCCATTAAATAATCATCTCCTCTCGTATTTGTTCGATATCATATTTAACTGTCATAAATCCCTCCCAATACGGATAGGCTTGATCCGGAGGGATGTCGGTATCAATTCCGTGTTTATCATCCATTACTAAACGGTACCGCTTAGCAATAACGGGATGGGCCAGTAGCGCTTGCCGTGTGGTTTCTAAGAAATTGGTAATCTCCATCCAGCCCTTTTCCACATCCTCGGAGTATACGCCGTGGATTAGAAACAGTTGGACAGTTGACCCCTGCAAGGTATCCTCAATCTTATTAATGCGAATAACAAGATGTGGATATTGGTCCTCCCTGGATGATTCTTTCATTTTTAAAAATCCCGGTACAACCAATAAAGTATTCCCCTTTACTTGTGCATCGTCGCTAAAATAGTTAGCATGCACTTGTTTTAGGAACGCCCCCAAATCGGTTGCTAATTGCGTAGGTGTCATCAATTACCCTCCTATTAATGCGTCGAGCGCGAGTTCCATTTGCTTTTGCAATTCCTGCTCTGCTTTATTCCCAACAAAAGCGGATATCTCGGCATCACCCAGTATGCTTGGTACTGATGGGCCGTGAAATTGCCCTATCGGATACCTGTCCGCACCCTTACGATACATCGCCCCGATATGTCCACTTCTCATACGAGCAATAAAAGCATTAGGGATTGGCCCTCCGCCCCCATTCCGCATTACTTGTGCTTTGACTATACGCCCTCTCCGTTTAGGCGGACTTTTTGGCGTAACTCTAAATTTAGTTAGGGCTATTGGTCTACCTTTAGAACGAATAAAGGCAGATAAGGTCATGCCCGCCTTATCCACCTTTATGGTTTTATTAATGTTCGCTTTAGTAATCAGGTAGTCCTCGTTAACACGATCAACTGTAGCCTTTTTGATTTTAGGCAACGCCTTGTTTATAGCTTTTGTGGTAGTCTTCGGAGTACCAACAACTAATGCGTCTATCTTAGCTAACCCGTTTTTCAGCCCTTTTATGTCAATAGTTACACTCACGAATTATTCCCCCTAAGGACAATGTTTAGCATACCCATGTCATCTTCACATGATTGAACCAACATGATGCGGCCGTTGAATCGAAAGATTTGATTGTACTCCGGCACCTCAGGTAAATCCCGCTTGGCCACGTGTACTATAATCGTATCGTAAATCAACCCATCAATATCCTGGCCCATGATTTCGACATGCTGCTTATCGGTAAGACCTTCTGCCACAGCATAGCACTGCGTACCATTTAGGTTATGTACTTCGGCAAATTCATTGGAATTGATAAACACCTTTTCAATGTCATTTTGCGCAAAGTCCTTAAATCCCATGATTATTCACCTAAGATGTCAATGAGTTCTTCACGAGTAGCGTCGCCAGGAACATCCAATTGTTCAGCGATTGCCATTACGCGAAGTGCTTCATCGGATAAAAGTTCCAAGTTAACATCTGCATCAGACGCAAGGATATCGGAAATCATGCTCGCCTTTGTAGCTTTACTTGCAAAGTCAAGACCAATAGATTTGCCGTATTTGTTGATATCCGCATTTGTCATGACACCAAGAGCCTCAGCAAAAGAGTCCCCGTCATTACTTTTATTATCTCCACTGACTACAATCGCAGCACCTAAATGAATTAGGCGCTGTTCTTCTTCTGTAGTTAAATCAGAGATAATATCACCAGGATTATACACATAATCGCCGGTATTAATTGTGTGCTTTGCTTGTACGGGCATCAGTCTTACCTCCTTTCAATTACAATACGTCCGCTACAAAGTAGGAATCTACGTCAAATGGAACGTAAATAGGGCGAGATTGTAATTCTAAGAACGCCGCGTCAGGGTCGCGAGTAACCAATCGACGCATTACGTATTCCCCTTCATAGGTTACAAAGTCCATGCCCTCGCCAGGGATGATTGTATTTGCACCATACAATTTAGTGAATTTGGCCATATCAGAAGCAACCAACAATTTACCAGTAGCTACCATTTCCTTTTCTTGGCCATCCGTAGGGTCTACGTAATAGTTATCGTAAGTAAATACGTTACATTGAATTTGACCGCCCATGAAGCCAACATATACAGCGCCTTCCGCCATTTGTTCGAACTGTAAGAGCCCCATTTCTGTACGACGATTATCAAACAATGCTAAGATTTTTTTATCAGAAAGCATTACTTCTAATGTTTCAGAGTTCATAACCAATGTATTAGGGTTAAAGCCAGATGCTTTCAAGCATTTCTTTTTCCATTTAATGATGTTGGCCACAATTTCTGCTGCAGATTGGCCCCAACGTGCAGTACCAGATAATGTTTCCTTATTTGTAAAATTAAAGTCTACAACGTCATCAATACCTTCACCTTTGATATGTGCTTGGCCATTGAATAATACATCGGCCGCCATAACTTCTTGAGAGCGCACCAAGTTATCTTTCAATTCTTGTGTATCTTGCGCTAAAAGTTGGATAGCACGTTCTTCAGGAGATACCGTACCAACAAATGGCTGCTCACCTGCTAACCGAACCTTGATATCGTTTTCAGTAATGGAGCGTTTTTCTTTCTTTTGTGCCGGTTTGTAAGTAGTTGTAGTCACGCCAGTGCGTTGAGATAAAGGCGCTGTAGAGTTTGGTGCTACCCAAGGCGTAATAGTACGGCGGCCTTTTACAATGTCAAAAGAAACTGTTTCTGTTAAGAATGTTTTTGTATCTTTGAAAAATAAGTCTTTCAAAAAGGATGGCACATCGGGAGTACGACGAACCACCGCAGCTAGTGTTTGAGGTGTGTAAATATTATCCATGTGTCCTCCTTATTAACGGAAATAAATATTGCGGGCTTCCGCTTTCGCTGTGAAGTCTTCCGCTTTTTTACCAGATTTGAATACTAAATTAGCTGTAGCAAATTCACCAGTTACGGCAATTTCTGCAACTACATCACCTTTTGTAGCGTCAATATCTGCTAATGCTACACCATATACATCTGTATCCGCACGTTTAGCTTTTTTAGTTGTAGCTTCAAATTCTAATACTGTGCCTGCCTTAATTACTGCAGCATCTTGGCCGATTGTTACTTTTTTAGTAACGACTGGCATTTGTGTGCCAGCGATTAGAGGTTTGTACTCTAACTTTTGTTCTTCCACGTATGGCATATTATCTGCCCTCCTTATTTCTTATTGCGTGCTTTCATTACTCGATCAACAATTTGCATTGTTTTTTCAGAATCATCGATATCCTCGTCAAGCACTTGACCAGGGACCGTGTCAACTTGATTAGATGCATTGTTGGCATCTTGTATTAGTTGTTGTAATTGATTAGTTGGTTGTTCAGGTTGTGGCATATTGAGTAATTCAACAGCTACATCTTGAACAGTAGCGTATGTTTCGTATTTAGCACGATTGATAACTTCCGCGCGTGCTTCGTTATTAATCCCATCAAGGGCTTGTAAACGTGCACGTTCAGCAGCAACACCCGCATTAAATACTTCATCATATACTTCCGCATAATCTGTACGTAACAATTCAGCAGTTACTTCCATTGGCTCCTCTCCTTTCTCTTCATATTTATCAACAGGCAACCCTTTGAGTACATCCATACTCATCGGTAAGCCATTGACAATTAAGTCAGTGCCTTTACGGCATGCAACCATTTGCAAGGATTCATCTACACTTGTGCAGAACCCTTTTTCCAATGCTTCCCTTGCTGTTAACCAAGTTTCGTCATCCATCATAGTTGCGATTTCTTCACGAGTTAACCCGGTGCGGGCTTCGTAAATATCGATAAGATTTTCTTTGGTTTTGCGTAACGATTCCGCAGCTTTCTCAAAATCATCCGCTTCACCAAATGCATACGAGCTAGGGTTATGAATCATCATTTCACTACCCAGAGCCATATGAATTTCATCACCTGCCATTGAAATAATAGAAGCAATGGATGCCGCTAGGCCCTCGATAATAACAGATTTCTTATTTTGTAAAGCTCGCAATCGGTTGTAGATTGTAACACCCGCCGATACTTCTCCGCCTACAGAGTTAACATGTAGAACGATGTTTTGCGATGGATCCAACCCTTGGAGTTGTGATAGTACGTTTGAAACGCCAGTATCTTCGCCCCAATAATCGGTTCCATTCACGACTACGCCGTAAATATCGACGTCAATCGTCTCCGCTTCCTGAATCAGATTTAGCGGAGTTCGAATTTTGAACTGAAATTTGTTGTCCTTGTTCATTCAACAAGCCTCCTTCATCCATAGATTGGTGTTCTCGAATACGTTGCGGTAAGATTTCATTTTCATAATCCATGCCGGTAAGCTCTGCCGCTTCCTTAGCACGAGTACTAAATGCATTCTTAACACGAATTTCTGCCGCAGTAGCTTCCTTCTGTGGGTCTAATTGGCCTTGTGATGGCCCGTACCACTCAGCACCTAGCCACGCCTCTCGGATGATTGGATCATCAAAGAAACCTGGCGCATCAATGCGACCTAATAGAATGGCCATCGTAAGCCACTCCTCGTAAATAGGATTGCAAAATTGAGTAATAAATTCGGCACGTTGTGTTTCAACAGACTTCCAATATTCGAGTAACGCCGCTCTTGATGCGGAGTAACTTTGTCCAAAGTGCTTAACTAAAATCTCATATGGAATTTCTAGCGCTGCACCTACGTGGCTAATAAGTGAGGACGTAAAGTCCGCAAAGCTCGAAGGTATTGGCGTTTTTTCAGCCACATTCACTTTTTCACCTGGCGCCAATACGTTAACTGTGCCATTGCCTAATTCGATTGTTTCGTCGTTTTCAGCATCCACTTGATCGTCTTCGTCAATTGCTGTCCCCAGCGACATATCGTCCGGGGCTTCCGATTCGATGAAGATTGCCATCAAAGCGTTAACTAATACTTTCATAACTTCCGCATCATTGTACCGGCTAAGCACTTTCAAGTCCTCAATTACCGGGGACAATATCGGAATACCACGCAACTGGCCACTTCGCTCAATCGTCATAACCTGGATAATATTACGCCGCCCGGTTTGTGTGCCGTACTTCGGAATATATGTGTAGTCATGATCATCGTTAAAGCCGTTGTACAGTTTATTTAGTACATAAAAGCCGACCGCGGCGCCATATTTATTGAACTTAACGCCATGAATTACGTCGTTATTCTCGTCTTCTTCGCGCCCTATATATTTAGGTGGAGAAGCTACAAGAATCGATTCAACAATCTGCAATCGCAACGGATATGGGTTCTTATCTGTTTGATTAAGCAACAGCGGTAAATTTACAAATGAATCGCCGTACAATAGCTTTTCATAATACACTAGAGCCTGAATTCCGTAGAAATCAGTCTGTTCGCGTGCATCGCAGTGCTTCGCCCACATCGCAAACTCTCGTTCGGTCTTACGTTCCCATGCGTTCTTTTCTTCAAACGTTAACCCCAACTCCTCATATCGGATATTGGCTTTAAACCTTAGGCCTGGACCAATAACATTGGTTTTATTCGTCTTCAGCGCTCCTGCTGCAATCGGCGTACCTTGTTGAAGGTCTACCGACCTTGCCCGTAGCATTCTAAAGTTAGCATCGATATCGTGCCTTGCATCTTGGGAGTTAACCTGGTACCCTTTGGCGCTAGATTTAAAACTATTAGCGCCGTGATTAGAATAGCCTGAGTTTGTTTTACTCCCAGAATATGGCGTTGCTTTGTGCCTACCCGCCGCGGTTTTCATAAACTGCTTCTTGCGTTTACTCATATATCACGCGGAATGACACGATATGCACGACGGCGAGGTCTATTCTCGAGCCTTGCTACTTCATTACGCCAAAAGTTGATACGGTCTTTCACCTCTTGCACATTCGCACGAGTTAACCGGCGATTACCAATGGTATACTCTTTACCTGTTGCCAATGCTAAATCTGCTTCTAGCCACGCCTGTAAGTGCTCTTTTGCCTCATATATTGTCCATTCTGCCATCCTTTCACCTCCTTTCACGCATTAAAAAAGCGCCCATATTGAGCGCTTAGACTTGTGCCAAGCATAGATTGGAACATCATGCTTATTAAAGCCTGCGTTTCCACATCCGTGTGGCACAATATCTCCATGTGTTTGATATCATGAGCTGATATATTTAGACCTTGCCTATATTTATATAAAAATTCGGGCATTGCCTTTTCTATTATCAAATATAAATAATAGGGAATTACGTTTCGTGGTTGAATCACTACATATTTAGCATCAACTTGTTGTGCTTCTTTTAGATATAGCAATTCACCTTTACTAGCAGATACCTGTAAGCAAATACAGCCCTCCGGATATATTTGATCCTTCTTAGGCCTGCCTAATATATCTGCAACTTCCGTAATTTTAATTTTCTTGTAATTTCTTAACATTACACAAACATCTTTTGCAGTAAATACTTTTTAACATCTTCTATTTTTTTTATCACAGCTTCTTGCTCCTCAACTGTACACGCGCTATCAGAAGATACCAAGAATTCTGTAAATTCTTTTACAAATTCGTCATGCTCTTTCTGCGTGTCAGGATCTGTACAAACTAGTTGCTTTAACATTTCCGCAATTTCTAAGCCCAAAATACGGCTTTCTCGATTAATTTCGTTAAGTTCTTTAGCAAGCTGTACCGCATCTGGTATTTCTTCCGGCTCAAAGCTGTCAATGTAGCGTGGAATATTCAGATTATAGTCATTATCTAAAATAGTAGACACGCTAATGTTACTAGAATATCGCTCTATATCTGCCCTGTCCTTGTACACTTTAATTACTTTTTCCACCTGTTCGGCAGTCATTATGTTTTTATTTTTGTTCTTAACAAAATCTTTTTGCGCATCGATAAATAAAACGTCTTTGTTAGCGCGATTTTTCTTAAATACCAATATACATACAGGTATACTTGTATTTGTAAACAGATTAGAAGGCAACCCAATGACCGCATCAAGTAAATTATCCTCAATCAGCTTACGTCGTATATCGCCTTCTGCTTGCCCTCTGAATAATACGCCATGTGGCAATATAAATGCAGCAGTGCCGGACTCGTTTAACGAATAAAGCCCATCAAGTATAAAGGCAAAATCAGCTTTACTCTTTGGGGCTAATTTATAGTCCTCAAAGCGTTCATCCATTTGTGGATTCCAAGATTGACTATACGGCGGATTGCTAATCACGGTATCATATTTTTTACTCTCTAGCATATCTACTTTAGATACTTGTCCAAAGCCAGATACCGCAGATTTTACTTTATAGTACGCAAGCTCTTCACCAGTAAGAACGTTCTTCTCTACTACTTCCGCATCTATATTAGCTATTAGTAGATTAAGCAACATAAAAGCTATCGCATTTTTTGAATACTCTTCAAGCCTTAGTGTCACGGTATTATCTGACTTAAATTTAGCCAAAGACAATCCACCTATTCCTGCGCACACATCGCGAACAGCACCACCTGGAGTGATACTTCCGATTATATCTAACACACATTGTGGCGTGTAATCTTGCATATAGTTTTTTCTATCTGCACTATGTTCTTCGAATTCAGCAAGTAAGGCCTCATACGAATAGTAAGGTTGTATCGCCTTCAAAAGTACCGAACAGGTATTCGAATCTAGCAACGCCTTTGTTAGAGCTGAAGGTATTTCGTGTACTTCACGTATATTTAATTCTTCCATAATCCTTTGTAGGATTGTCATAATCGTATCCCTCCTCCTCTAACGCGTCGTCTCGTTCGTTTCTTTGGTGTATCGCCAGCCTTTACTACTCGCGCCGTATTCTGATACGGCGTATACTCTTCCTTACTATTCCGAGCCTCTAATGCATCGAAATTCGGATTCATAATAGCAATAGCAGCTTGATTGTAGTTTCTAATATCGAATGGTTCATTTCTTTTACGCCCTGGTCGCAGTACCCATTGCTCTTTGAAGTGGCCATTAACTAATTTAGACACTTTCATTTCTGCTAATAGGCCCTCGAAGTATTTCTTCCCATACCCTTTTTCATGATCTTTTGGAAAGTGGCAATACCTCGGCTGTCCTTTTTCTTGGTTCAAGTCGCTATAAATTTGTTCCTTGCCCGTATCTACGCCAAGTTTAAACAATTTTGTTTTGTACTTTTTCAACTTCGTAGGCAAGCCATCAATCAGGTCTTTACCTGCACCACCTACGCCCTTAATCGGGTACACGCGCTTATGCCATCTAGTTGAGCAGTACTTATATACCGATTGGGTCTTACTACCACCGGAGTCAATACACGTAACGGATACGCCTCGTTTTCTACCATCAGCATAAGACCATGTACGATTTAAAATAATATCGTCTAATTCTTTCCATACTGCGTCGTAAGCAGGGTCTCCATATAATCTGAAGTATTGTATACCCCAGCTCTCATAATCTTTCCCCCAGCCAACGATTTCACACTCTAAGCGGTCATCCTGGGTATCGACGCCACAGGTTAAGAGTAGTACTCCGTCTGGTAGCTCAGCTCCGTAGTCCTCCCTGCGTTCGTAAAGTTCTTCCGATTGCAGCGTTTCTGTATCCTCTTCGTAAGGAATACCCATTTCTGTATTAAAGAATGTCTTAACGCCAGCCGTCCCGAGTTTAGTCGCCTCTTCGTATTTATCTTGAAGTTTCCCCCAAGATGCCCAAGGCGAGCCGAACGCATTCATGTGAAAGCTTCGGCAATTGTACTTCTTTAAATTCTCCGGCGCTTCCGCAATCCATTTGCCCTCTCGATACAGTTTCTTCCACTCGAACTCTTCGGATAGTGTTCCGCAGTGATCACACGCCAAGTAGTACTTGCCTGTATCCTCGTCTGCGTGGAATTTATCCCATGACGGATATACATATTCACCACAAGCAGGGCACTTAATATGCCACACCTCTTGCGTACCGCCTAGATACAATTTCTCTATCCGGCTGGTACCTTTGGCCAATGGCGTAGATGCGTACACGTGCTTTCGATTGTAGAACGTATTAGTACGCTTTTCTGCTAGGCTCAAAGGGTCGCCTTCCGTACCAGCTGATGCTGGATAGCGGTCAATTTCGTCCGCTAGTAATACACGAATTGGCCTAGATGCCAAATCTGCTGGAGCATTTGCACCGACTAATGTCAGGTACCCACCTGGAAAGGTCTTATTCAATACCGTATTGCCACTGTCCCGAGATTTTACATCGGCCATTTTATCGTTCAATACTTTTGTGTCACGAATAAAGGGAGCAATACGAGTTTTGGAAAACTCTTTAGCTATATCTTTTGTAGGCTGCATGAACATAATTGGTGACGGAAAGTAGTCAATAAAATAACCCAACACATTTTTAATGAGCTGGGTTTTACCAATTTGCGAGCCTGTCATGTATACTATTTTTTCAACATCAGGATCACTCACCGCATCAAGCATTTCCTTTTGATAAGGTGCCCTATCGGTGGAATACTTCCCTGGTTCAGCGCTATCCTCTGTGGAAAGCACCACATTAGCGTTGGCCCATTCCGATGCGGTAAACTTTGGCGGCGGCTTTAATACACTAGCCAATCCTTTAAACAGGTTGCATATGTGCTTCAATCACCTTCACCTGCCTCGTCGTCGTCCACAATGATGTCATCAGATTCATCGTGGAACATATTAGGGTCATATTCCGACAATTCTGTTAAGCATTCATTGACTTCATCCAGAAGCACGTCTTGAATGACTAACAGATTCGTCTCCCCTAGCACTTTAGGCGCTGCTTTTAATGGTAACGCCTGGAGCTTACTTTTAAAATTATTCAACATTCGATTCATTACGGCTTTAACTGTGTTCGAACGATGCAATTCTCCATTCATGATCTTCAGTTTGTTTTCTTCAATCATCCGTTTAGTTCGAGTTAACAAAGTTCGTTCTGCATCATATCCGCCTTCTCGTGCTTTCTTTTCGAGTTTACTTTCTCCGGTTTTATACGCAACAAATGCTTGTACTGTTTTCGCGATATTGTACTGTCCGCGTTTTTCCTTTTCGAATATACCGTCCTCGGTCAACTGCTGGACACGCCGAGAGCTGATTCCGAGTACTTTTGCCACAATTTTAGATGATACTAATTCGTCAACAATGGATACGTTAGTCACAGTCTCGCCTCCTTTCAAAAGTTGACCGTTTTGAAGCCGAACAGCAGTTCGGAAAAATAACTAACTAGCTATTCCGCGGGGTTCGGATGACCCACGGAAAATATTTTTTGTTTGGAGTACCTTTATGGCCCCCTATTGGGGCTGTTGCCATAGCCCCCATACATGCCCCCTCGCCAGTGCTGTTTGCGTGAATGTTTCATCATATCTTTAGCAAAGGCTTTGGCTTTGCAATTGCCTTTACTGCCAAGGACAATAGCATTAGCAGTACACTTATTACGTTTGTTATGTAAACAATCTTTAATATGGCAAGTAATATCTGTCATACTATTCTCTCCTTTCTGTTGGCAGTTAGATTCTATTTTATTTGTAGGCTTAATCAATATCACCATAGGATGGTAGTAATTTGTTATAGTTAAGTACTCAAGGAAATCTCTTACATTATGTATTGGTTGTAGTTAAACAAGGCTATTTTTGGTCTAAAACATCTCAGAAGTGTCGCGAATTTATTTTGATATAGTTTGTTATTTGAAAGGATCACATTTGCATTACGAATAGGTACCCCCTATGATGATATTGATTAAACCTGCATAATACAAAAGGACGCCAAGTACATCTGGCGTCCTTTTCTTATTCACTTCCTGTGAAGTTTCCCAACTTTCACACTTACAGTATACCACATGTCGATGTATCGTTTTGTATCGTTTTGTATTGTCCACGCTATTTCAATCTAGCTCGTATACGTCCTACCTCTACCAGGGCTCTATCGTGTAGCTCGCCTCGTACTCTTGCCTCGCTATAGAATAAGATACCGGCTAGCTCTTTCCAGCTTTTCCCTTGTACATATCGCTCAGTCAGTAGGACCGCCAACTCATTCGGCCGTACTTGGCTAATCACCCAACGGACTTCTGATTTAATGGCTTTTAACCTTTCTATTTCCTTTCGTTGCAGTTCGACACATTGCTCAATACCAGCTACTATACCTGATAAATCGCCGCAATGCCCGCCGGATATCCTATCCTTGCTATAGTCCGTGGCGGACAATGTGTCCGCCTTACGTTCTATTTGGGCCTCAATATCACGCTTAATTGAATCTATGCGGTCATCAATTCGTAGTATCTGTTGCATATATTCTTTATCGGTCATTCATCTGCTCCCTTGCAATATCTCCATATCTCGTATAGTTTGTATTGGTCCTCGTGCTTACGGCTCACTGTCCATGGGCTTTTACCTTCAGCATACACAAGCGCCTTACCGGTACCGCCCCATACATCATCAATACGATAGAAGTGTCTATGATACCAATGCTTGTTATCATTCGATACTAACACGCAGTCACCTTGTTTAAAGTGTTCCATTCCCCATTACCTCATTGATGTATCTATCCAAATACCAACGCGCTTTTTTTAGGTCTTCAAGTTTATCACCCTTGTACCCAGCACGTGCGATGTACTTGATAACATTACCAAGATGATATGGGAGTTGTTGATCTTCGATAAAGTCAATCACTTCTATCTTCCCCCTCGTATAATGCGAGGGATGATTTACGGCATCATGTTTGATATTTCCATACATCTTGTCCATATGCCCATCAGTTGGTACTTGAACAGTTTCTTTGCTACTGTCTTCGATGTGTCTTCCTTCTGTCTTCCTTCTGTCTTCCTTCTGTCTTCCTTCTGTCTCTTTACTGTCTACTGTAGTCATTTTTGCTTCCTCCTCAACTTCCTTCTTGGATTTATGACAGAATTTAATTGCACAATCAGGGCAATATTTACGCGGCCTGCCCTGTGGCTTTCTAAAATATTCAAATGGCTCCCCGCAACCTTCGCACTCTCTAACTTCTAATTTAGTACCGGCCGGCGGAGGCGTCATAACTTCCATGCACTCCGGACAATAGTCTTCTGATGTTTTAACCGTAAACTTCGTGCCACACTTTCTACATTTTTTTTGCATGATACTTTACTCCTTGTACAACTCTTTACGATATTTAATGGCTTCTAGTAGTGCATCTTGCCCTACTTCCTTGCGCTCTAACGCTTTCATCACTTGCTCATCCATCGTCCCTTTTGTTACTAGATGATGGATAATCACAGGTTGCGTTTGGCCTTGCCTGTGTAGTCTTGCATTAGCTTGTTGATATTGCTCTAGGCTCCACGTTAATCCATACCAGACAATGATATTGCCACCAGCTTGAAGGTTTAGCCCGTATCCTGCCGATGCGGGGTGTGCCAATAACATTTGAATGTGTCCTTTGTTCCACTCAGCCACATCATCGTCGGTCTTTAATTCAACCGCTTTTGGAAAGGCCTCCTTAATCGCTTGCAGGTCGTGCTTGAAGTTGTAAAATACTAACATTGGTTTTCCTTCGTTGGTATCTACCAATTCTTTTAGCCGCTCCACCTTCTCATTGTGGACGATAATTGTTTCACCTTCATCGGTATAGATAGCCCCATTGGCCAGTTGTAATAATTTACCGGCCAAGGATGCTGCATTGAGTGCGCTTACATCGTCATCATCAACCAAGCTTAAGACATGATCTCGTTCCATTTCTTTGTAAAGCGCCCATTCTTTGGGATTCATTTCTACCGTGATTACGTTCTCAATACGTTCTGGCAATGTTAGGTAGTCTTTAGCTTTTAAGCTCATACAGATATCTTGCATCTTACCAAATATCGCGGTATCGCCACCGGGCAGTAATCGGTAGCTATACACGATATGCCCATTCGTTTTATCAGGTTTAAAATAACGAGTACGATATTCGGTAATTGTTTTACCCAATCGGTCTCCGCCATCTAGCAAGTACATCTGCGCCCATACATCCATTAATGTATTCGGTGCCGGTGTGCCTGTTAGAATCACTACTCTTTTGAAGAAAGGCCTCATCTTACGCATAGCCTTAAACCGTTTGGCCTGCGGATTCTTAAACGATGAACTTTCATCGATGACAAGCATGTCAAAAGGGAACGGCTTCTTATGATAATACTCATACAGCCATTGCACATTCTCACGATTCATCACATAGATATCTGAATCACTTTGAAGGGCTTTGATGCGGTCCCTTTCAGGCCCTAGTACGGATACTATCTTCAAACAGCTTGTTTCACTCCATTTGTTAGCCTCTTGTACCCATGTCGACTCAGCTACTTTCTTAGGTGCGATAAGCAGCACTTTCTTAATATCGAATTGATCATACATTAACTGCTCGATAGCGATTAATGTAGAAACGGTCTTGCCCAATCCCATATCAAGTAACAGTCCATAGTGTGTATGGTCAATGATTCTTTGAATTGCTATCTTTTGATATTCGTGTGGATGAAAGTTCATGAATCGCCCTTCTTATATCATCAACAAACAATGTAGCCCCTAATTTACCAGTAACTACGGAAACGCTGGCGCCCAGCTTTCGCATCCGTTCTATCTGCACGCGTTGATTGGGCCTTAATCGTCCTTTTTTGCCTTTTAGCTCAGCGAACACGACTAGGCCACCCGGTAAGATTATAATTCTGTCCGGCACGCCATCATTTCCTGGCGATACAAATTTCATATATATACACCCCAGATTTTTGAGTTGATTTCCCAACCAACGCTCGATATCTTTTTCCATGTTCTCACCTCGTTATCAATAAATAATCGGCAACAGGCCTCAGCCTATATAAAATATGGCTTCATCGGGGTTGTGTTGCCGATGTTTTGTTTTTTTTTCTCATATATATATATACGCGTATTCGCGTTTTTCACGTGTATATGTATACAAGCACTTATTCATATATTTATTATTTTTAATTAATAGTAAATAATAGAAAACATCGGCAACAAATTGTATTTAATATAGATAACAACTACGCAAACCGTGTTGCCGATTTTGTTGCCACACGTGTTGCCGTTGCCGATTATTTTCACTGTATCAAAATATATCGATGTATAGGCTTGTATAAAAACTATTTCGATTTATTTCGATATTTTAAAATTACCTAATCGGCAACAAAAATCGGCAACACGATTATTTACGATTTTTAGCTATCGTTTTAGCCTTACTTTGAAGAGTGCTCGCATCCCTAATAAACGCTCTTTGAACGCCATACATCTTTCCAAATCGCATTTTACCAACGCTCTTTGAATAAGGGCTCCACCCTTTTATGGATTGCAAGATATCAATGATTTCTCTCGCCTTTGCGTTCTGCAGGTTCTTCCTGTCCCCCTCCATTACTTCACACCATATCTCAAGGGCACACACCCGCTCCCGCTGCACTGAACCACAATGATCGTCATCGCCATAGTTCCTGATATAATCGCGTCTATCAAAGATATCTAGCGACTCCCAATCTTCAGGTAATAACATCTCAAGGTATTCTTCAATGAGTCCTACGAGTTCACCACCTTCGGTGTGTGATAATTGGATTCTTAAAGCCTCTTCCTCAAGTTCCCCCTCGAGTACTAACGATTCACCGTTAGACCAGTAATAGTAAGCCTCCGCCCATAATTGGTCGATGTCATCTTGCGTTATGTCCCAGGCGTTTTTCGTCTTACGATCTTTGTCGCCTGTGATTGGCCAGAATCGGCGGTTACCTGTGCGGTCTTTAAGGAACATAAGATTATTAGTAGACCCCGCGAATACACACTGACGAGGGTACTCTTCGGTGCGCCTGCCATAGGGTGACCTGAACCGGTCAGAGGTACGGCTGATAAAGGCCTTTACAATTTCATTATCGTTCTTGTAAGTTGGCGCAAGCTCTGCGAGCTCATTAATCCAAGAGCCCTGAATTTGTTCAAGAGCATCTTTGGTTTTGATATCAACCAACGAATTATTGAACCATTTACGGCCTAAGCGTTCTAAGATTAAGGATTTCCCTAAGCCCTGCGCACCGTATAATACGATAGCCGTATCGAACTTGATACCTGGCACCATGACACGTGCTACAGCGCCGCACATCCATTTACGCGTAACCGCTCGAATGTATTCGGTATCTTCGGCACCGATATAATCGATGAAGAGAGTATCAACTCTACAAGTACCGTCCCAGGTTAGACCTGTTAGGTACTCTCGCACAGGGTGAAATTTGTTAGCTTGCGTGACTTCCTGGAGAGCATCATCAATAATGCCTTTCCCTTTGATAAGGTATTTCGTAGCAAAGTAATTACGTAAGCACGCATCGTCTGTATCAGTCCAGTACGGTGTCTCGTCCTTGCCACGCCACGGTAGGTCGTCAGTTACAACTAATCTATGCGCAAATTCGTCAAGACGGATTTTACCTTTTAAAGCGGGGTCGTATTTTAGAACAAGTAAGCAGTTGAATACATCTGATTCAGGTGTACCACGGCGGTCACGTTTAAGTTTTTCGAGAAAGTCTTCATCCTCGTCCGTGATATCTTCAAACTCCATATCAGCCATACGCTCCTTATCGAGCAGTACAGGCGCGGCGCCGTCTTCATTAACAAAATCAAGCATTGCCTTATAGCTCGGTAGGTCTGTTACTTTGGTGCGCGGATCCGCGTCGGCATCTTCGGCACCAAATAAGTGGATGCGAACAAGGTCAAAGGCATTGACGAGCTTACCGCTGATAGGGTCAGTTGCATGGTTCGAGTAAGCAAACGTGTCATTATCGTAGATAACTAGGCCTGCTACTGAGCTGCCTTCGGTATACGTGTAACGGTCTTCGTGCTGCGTTGGCGCATAAACATCTGGTAGAAACTTATGTATTGCTTCTGTGATACTATAGCTCCTACAAAAGGCGCCAAGTAATCCTTTTTTCTCTAATGGGTTACCTTGCTTTTTAGCCGCATCAAGTCTGATTTGAGATTCTTTACTTGATGTTGGCCAAAGGCTCGTATCACGCCAGTCTCTGTAGGTACTCAAATACGTATCGACTGAAATAAGCTTCCCCTCATTATGTTGGTATACATACGCAACATCTTTAGGGCAACTAGGCCAATACATAAGGCGCTCCGCTTGATGCGTCGAGGAATCGAAGGATTCAATACCAATATCATCGGCAATCCGTCTTGATACAGCCTGGTACTCATCAGGGGTCATCACTCTATCGGTAGGAATGATGATGCGGTATCGAGGATTATCAGGTGTGTGGCTGTGCGTACTGTATAGCACGTATTCCATATCTCCTAGTTCCAAATCAAGGTTTGAAATAAAATCCTCGCTAGGCGAATCTGCATCAAGAGTAATTAAATACCGCTCCTTAACGGCACCTCTAACCCGTCTACCATTATTGGGGATATAACCACCTACGAAACCGCCTACATCTTTCCGCCTGCCTTTTTCGTCCTTAGGCATTTTGATGTATTCAGCAGCCGTTTCATTGGTTACAGTTGGTTCGGCCAATTTCTTGGCCAAGGCACTCCAAGTCATTTTCTGAGACTTCCAGCTACGGGCGGAGCGATTTCTGCCCGTAGCTATGATGATTTGTGTATCCATATTACATCGCTCCTCCCTTCGCAAAGTGGATGTCTCTTATAAATTGGGGTACTTGTAATTTATGCTTTTTAACCCATTGGCACACAGCATAATTGACATCGTGGTTATCGCTAACACATCTGTTATTTTTTAACTTGGCCTGATGTATTTCAATGAAGTTATCTGTATCCTTGCTAGGAGTAACTTCAATACATGCTACAGGCTTGTCACTTTTATAGACGCCTACGATGGCGCACGTTCCTGCTTTTACCTTATCGACATAAGTTCCAACACAATTATTCAATTGCACACCTAATCGGATGATGCCGTGCGTTGACTTGATCACGTTGAAAGTTAGCCCTTCAACTGAATCTGCTAATTTTTTATGTCGTAGGCTCTGTTGCACTGGTAAATTTTCAGCGCTTTCAAACTTAGATAGACACACAATCTCGTCGTGCGGGTCTTTAATTTGAATTCGTCTAGCCCAAACTTCCTTCCTCTTGCTTCTGGATAATCTAAGATACATATCAGCTGTATCTTTAATTTCAGAATAGGAATCGGCGTTTTTAATAAACAATAGAGTACGCCGCTCACCGTATTGGTGCCTCATGATGGATAGGAATTTTGTAAACATAAGCAAGGCCTGTTCGCTATTCCATATTGGCCACGATTGAATATATCCTGTCCCCCCACCTTCCTCTGCTACGAGGTCTGTAAAGGCCTTTTGATAATCCATGCTTTTGAATATCTTGCTGGCCGTCTTAATGACTTTCACATAAAAGAAAGGACGTATTGACAGTAATCTTCGAACCCAGCGCTTATCTGGTAATTCATAAAGCTGTATTAGAGCTTTAATAAATGGTGTACCGGTGCTTGTTAACTCAGTAATACTTGAAGTACACACCTTGTCAGAACCGAAAGGCCTAAAATAGGTGTCATAGTCTTTAACTAATGTATCGTTAAGAGCGGGCGCATCCGGTGCATGCATTTTCCAAATTAGGTTATGGAGTAAGTTATCAAGCGCCCCGTATTTGGCCGATAATAAAACACCCTGTCTAATTACCTTAACTTTGTAACCTACCTTTTTAGATAACTTAGTAAAATAGGCATCCTTTAGCACTTTGGCAAAAGTCTTTAGCTCGTTTTTATGCTCCGCTAATCGACAATTTGGAGTTGTTACAAGCCATCGTAAGGGTAATGACTTTGAATAAAAGCACGATATATTAGGCTCGATTTCAGATACTATATCGGCACGAGTGCGTTTCTTTTGAACCAGGAATACTTTTCCTTGTTTAAAATCAAAACGCAATATATCGACAAGATGCGGTTCGTATCCAGGGTAAATCGATTGCATATCGTTATCAACATACACTGTATGGTAGTCAAATTTAACGTCTAATATTGATCCCCTATCAATGATAGATAGCTCAATATCTAAAGGAACATTATCGTTACTTGAAACCTCAGCAACACAATCGTCGTTTGTGAGAATGAGTTCTCCACATTGTGGGCAATAAAACTCATTTGATATATAAGGGTCTACGATTTTACCCATCCCTGAAGTCACGGAAGGCCACAAGCAGGCAAATGATTGCCCGCAATCTACGTGGTAATGAACAGCAGGTGACCAAGAGTTCACTTGCTTGCGCCGTACTAGGTCATACAGCTTTTTGACTGACAAACTAAATAATACCTTCATAAGGCGCTAATCCCTTTCTTATAACAAATCGTCTAAATCGTCTTCTTCATCAACTACAGGAGCATCTTCAACAGGAAGGACTTCCTCTACAGGAGCTTTCTTTTTAGTAGTACGCTTACGCTTAGGTTTTTCAGCGGGTTGCTCTTCTACTTTAGGAGCGTCATCTACGGCTGGCGTTTCTTCAGTCTTTGCGGGCTCTGCTTTTTTACCGTTGAGTACTTTAAGCTCTAAATCACAAGCAGCGATACAACCTTCGCAGTACGCCATAGCCGAGTCTTTACGTTCGCTAGCAGGTGCGTTTTTTACTAATTCATATAAGCTGTCAATGGCTTCGCGTTGTTGTTTAATTTGTTCTTTGTTAATCATAATGACTTCCTCCTAGTCTTTCATATAATACGGGTTTTCAAACCCCGCTGCATTTAATATAAGGCCCTCATTCCAGGGCTCAGGTTTACACATAATGTCTATGACTTCATCTAAACTACCTTCGCCTATTGGCGCTTCGATAACTACTTCGTCGTGGATATGGGCAACAATTTTGTATCCAGCTTTTGCAAGTCTTAACATTGCGGCTGCTAAACAATCTCTTGCAACGGCTTGTACAATGTTTTCGACGAGCTTTCCGCCGTAGGTTTCAACTCTGCCCCATGTATTCTTAACCTGATCCATGCCGTCATACTCAATCGATTCACTGCCGAATCGGTTGAGCCCTATTCTAGGTCTTGCATAGGCAAGTCTACGTCCGGACGGTAACTCAATAAACATAAACCCTTTTGATTTAAAGAATCGAATATTACCTTGCCTAATTCGTACAGGTTCGCCAGTCTTGACGACTTTCTTGGCTGCGGTATCTGCATCTTTCCAAAATCTCGTAATTCGTGGACTGGCTCTTCTCCATGCTTCGATGATACCGGGGAGTTCTGATTCTGGAATTTCTCCTTTTGAATCCATCGATTTCATGGCCCCTACGCCACCACCATAGCCCAGTGCCAATTCTGCAACCTTACCCTTTTGACGAAGGTGCCCATTTACGCCGTGCTTCTCGACTGGTACGTGGAACATGCTAGATGCGGAGGCACAGTAGATGTCTCCACCTTGTGCAAATACATCTTGTCGCCACTGCTCGTGAGCGAGCCATGCGATAACACGTGCTTCAATAGCACTGAAATCAGCTACTATAAATCGGTGTCCTTCTTCGGCTACAAGAGCTGTACGAATGAGTTGCTTAATCACATCACCAGGATTTCCATAGAGAAGATCAAGCAATTCTACGTCTCTACTTTTAAGAACGTCCCGAGCTGTATCTAAATCTTCTAGGTAGTTACGAGGTAGGTTCTGTAGTTGTACTACACGCCCCGCCCATCGCCCGCTACGCATAGCGCCATAAAACTGAAGCATACCGTGGATACGGCCATCGGAGCATACGGCATTTTTCATGGCCAAATATTTTTTAATTGAAGAGTTGCCCAGGACTTGCCGGTTCTTCAGCACAGTACGCACATCGGAAGGAATATCCTGTGATAGTAGATCTGATACGTCATCTTTTCGCATCGTCTCGACTTCATATCCTAGTCTTTCAGTTAACCACTCTTTAAGTTGCAACGTACTATTGGGATTATCTAGCCCTGTTAGTCGTGCCGATGATACGGTGGCCTTTTCCACTATCTCATCGTTACATTGAAGAGCAGCATCGACGAGGTCCATATCTACCTTTACGCCTCTCCAGTTGATGTCTTGATCGAGTAGCCAATACTCGTGTTCGATAGCCGGTGGTTTCAGCGAAAGTAAGCGTTTACGAATGGCCTTTTCAACCACTACGTCCTGCCGGTTGTATTCAATAAATTCAGCCCATTTATCCGGCGCATCCTCAGGCATATTCCGTGTCTTAGGATTCGTCTTAGGATTCGTCTTAGTAGGCTTACGTGGAACGGAGAAGAATTGAATCAATCGTTTACCTCGTGAATCCTTGGCTTCTCCTAATTTCAAAGCCTTGGACACATTATCGAGGCTTGCAGGTAAACTGCAGTATAACGCTAGCACAGAGGTACATTCCCAATTCGTGTAGTCCGCATCAGGGAAGTACTTTTTTAGGCATAACATTTCAAACGCTGCATTGAACGCTGTCTTTGTAATTTCCTTATTATACAAAGCGTCCACCACCCTTTCGGGTAGTGGATTCTTTGTCATATCAATTACTTCGACGGGTTCATCATCAAAGCTATAGGCAAAGAGCAGTATTTCAAATGTTGTATCGTCAACGTATCGCTGCGCCCCATATTTAATAGGGCAGGCGCAATAGGTTTCCACATCAATACTGAGCTCCATAATTGCCTCCTTAGATTAAATCGTCGTCATCGTCTAGGTCACCTAAATCATCATCGCCAAAGTCATTAGCAGATACATGTACGCCACCTAGGCGTTCACCATCTTTAACTTTACGGATGCCGTTTAGGCCAAAGCCTACGCCTTTCTTACCGTTGAAGTTATAAGCAAAAACGGAAAGCGCAACTTGTGCATATACACCAGAGTAGATTTCTTCTTCGATGTCGAAGTCATCCATTTTGATTTTGTCACGAGTAAATACGATAGGTTGCTTATCACTGTTAGCGTTAATGAAGTATTTACCTGCATATGTTTCAGGTTGGTCAACTACTGCTTCGTCAGTATCGCCGTCGCGTAAGTTCAATTTGAGGTATGCTGCTTTGCCTTCTACCTTAGCAACTGCTTTTGGATCTGCTTTGAGTTCTTCAATCGCACGTTCAAATGCTTTGATAGTCTTCTTATCTGTTTTATCGATAATGATTTGAGAGCTATATTTTGCTTTGCCATCATCATTTTTACGGGGTTGTGCGATATTTGCATAAGAAAGTCTTACTACACCAGTTGTTAATTTAGCCATGTTACTGTCTCCTTATTTCTTAAATGGGTCATGTTCATAATCAAACCCTATTACTGTATTAAACAATTCATCTAATTCATTTTCGATATCAGAACGTTCATCATCGAGTCGGTCCCACTCCTCATCCTCTAACCAAGGATACTCATAGGGGTCTAACTCCTCTTCCGTTTGATAGCTAAGTTCTATCGCCTCACACTTAGCATCTACTGCGCGATAGCGAACGTGTAAGCTAGTGGCATAGGCAATAGTAATTTGGTAAAGCTCGTCGAGGTAATGCCCCCGTTCATGGAGCTCTTTTGCGATAGCCCGTACAGATGTCATTTTTCAATCTCTGCCATTAGCTTCGCTACTAATGCTTCTAGTTTAGAGATACGGCTTTGCGCATCCTTGGCTTCCGCTACGTAGTCCGCGCCCTTTCCTGTTTTAAACGAAAGACTTACATTGTATTGATTCTCAGCGCCTAAAGTAGCACCTACGCCAATCATCAATCGTTCATTCGGACGGATAAACGCCCCAAGCGCTACGGCATTACTATTACGGTAATGGCCATAGCTTACAGCGTAGCTGACCTTATCATTTCTGTTGAACTCCAATGGATGGAGCCCAGCTAATGCTGCAGAGCTTGCACCTAACTTGTTAATGCGTTGGGCTGTTGCATTGATACGATTGTTAATTTCACCGGCCATGTTATATGTGCGGCGTTCAAGCGCAGTAATTCGGCCTTCGTGGTTAGCAGAGGTATCTTGAAGTGTGTTGATGTCAGATGTATTAGTACGTACCTTTGTGCCTAATGTGTTGATTTCATCGTACGCGGCATACAACTGGGAGCCGTTGACCGCGTCCAAGCTATCAGACTCAACGCGTCCTGCGCTCACATTTTGGAGTTGACGGTTATATTGAGCCACGCCACCTGCACCTGTGCGAGCTTTGGAACCGAAGGAAACTACGGCGCCAGGTTGCTCGCCGGCGAAGATGTGACGAGTGCCGTTAAGGTCTACACCGTCAACGCCTACCGCATCATCGGTCACCGCGTTGGTGCCGATAGCAACGGAATTTGCACGATCTGCTAGAGTATTATTACCAAAGGCAACGGCGTCAGTGGCTAATGCTTTGGCGTGTGTGCCAAAGACGAGAGCACCTTGGCCAGTTGTTTCGGAGTTAGATCCGAATACAAGCTGTTCTTTTTGCGTCCCGATTTTATTGTTGTAACCTACTACGGCGGACTGGCCACCTGCTACGGTGCCATTGTTAGCACCGATTGCCACGGAGTTTTCACCAGTCACATTATTGGAACGGCCAAAGGCCACACTAGATTCACCAGATACGAACGCGCCATTGCCGATGGCTACACTATCATAGGACGCCGTTCTTGCTTGGTTACCAATCGCTATGGTGTATTCCACCAAGCTTTCGGCGTGACTGCCGAATGCAAAACTATTGCGACCTGCTGCAGTGGCATTATTGCCACCAGCAAAGCCGTTTTCGCCTGTTACAGTATTATTAGTACCAAAGGCTAGCGCATTATTTGCGTCGATGTTGTTTTGAAAGCCCCATACTGCGGAGCTGGTAGAATTCGTAGATATGGTATTGTCTGTACCACCTACCGTATTGTTGCTAGTTGCGCCGGCTACATTGACAGCCAACGCAGAAATCGCGAGTACCGCTGTTACTGTTTTATTCATGTTTATACCTCATCATCAAATTCATTCATCATTGTTTCAACTGTGTTAATCGCAGGGCGTTTATCGCTGTCCGGAACAAGTGTAGGCTTGCCTTCCGGTTTATCGATATATGCCTCTAAGTATTCAGTAACGCCTTTTTTACCGAGTACCTTTTGCAGATTAGTGATACCTTCGAGTTCACGTGGTTTAAAAATGTCTTCTTCCTTGTAGCCATTATCAAGTAATGTTTGAGCTGCTGCCTCAGGATCCGTGATAGTACGTCTTGAAGTACCTTCCACTAATTTGTATCCAGGCCATTGCTTTTCACCGGATAATGCTTTCTCGTATGCAAAGTCGTAAACACCTTTAATCCATTTCGTGATTAAATCTTTCATCGCCAGGATGTCAGATACTTCGCTGTCCGTGAGTAATTGATTGAGCTTGCCACCATCTTTATAGAAGGCTGTAAGGCAAGTATCTGCTAATGCCCGGCAGGTGTGCCGTGCTTTACAGAAGTTACAGTAATCGCAAGGCGTACATTCGCCCTCGCCGTTAAAGGCACGTTGTGCGATTGGTTTTATTTCTTCACCCCAATCAAGCAGTTCCTCAAGCGCCATTTCATCAGTAGACACGCTGTCCAGTCTTGGCTGAACGATGGTCATGCGGACCGATTTAACGTCATACAGGAACTCGTTTATGTCGTAAGCACCCAACGCGTAGAGCCTCATTTGTGTGTTTTCAAGGGCACTCACTGGAACGCCCTTACCGTACTTCAGGTCAATCACTTCCAGGATGCCGTCCGCTACGATTACCATATCGCCCGTACCAAAGCCATCAGGTACCCACCTAGAGAAGTCGAGCCGTGCTTCAATCATGGCTTCCGCATCAGATGAACGGGCACGAGCCTCGTTCACCTTTTCTTCGCAGATGTCAACATATCGGTTAACGGCTTCTACCATTTCAGTAGAGTAGTCGTCTAGCTTCGGCGCTTTTTTGCCCTCCAGCTTATGGCGCAGGATGGATTCTGCTAGGTCATGTGCTATAGTACCTTCTGCAGCATATGGTGATTGTTCATCAGGGAACATCGCTTCCAGTCTTGCTGAAGGAGTACATACTAGCCACCTGGCGCTACTGGATGCACCTAGTAAGGCGTGTTTCTTAGCCACGGCTATTCACCCATTCCATAATTAGAATACGTTGTTCATCGGTAGCAGATGTTACCTTTTCAGCACCGATGCTATCTAAGAAGGCTTTGAATTCGCCTTTTGCTTTCGTTTTATCAGAAGCTTTTGCCATTACATCTTTCACTGCTTCACGAGTTGCTTCAAGGCTAGGGGCTTCCACTTTAGGTTCTTCAGCTTTTGCTGGTTCCACTGTAGATGCTGGTTTTTCCTTAGGCGCAGATGCTTCTTCTTTAACCGGTTCTTCCACTTTAGGAGTTTCCTTCTTAGCTGGTTTAACATCATTCGTTGTCCAGTTCGCTGGTTCTACGTCTTTAACAGGAACGCCTACGATGGATTGGTAAAGGTCTTTCACTTCTTGTTCTAATTCAACGGCTTTATCTACGGTAATTTTTAACTCGATCATTGTTTTATTTCCTTTCGGTTTAACGATGTGATATACTCTAAATGGATGTTTTTCTATGTGCCCTTTACGCATTGCCGTGCGTGAGGGCATTTTTTTTGTGCCCAAGCATTCATCTGGAATGCAGTACTCTTTATTTGGGCACGTCGTACAATCTTGCAATTTAATCACGGCCCTTCAGTGCACTTAAATCTAATGTTGCCCCCCTGTCAGTGTTTTGCCACTCGTAAAAGTCAATTCCTGACAATTTTAAAATATCAGCAGCTGCTTTACCCCCAGGGGCCGAATCGATAACACGACGCGCAGATTGGTAAGCGTTCTCTAACTTTTCAAGTTTTTCGTCATACGGTTTCGCAATTGTGTACAGCGATTTAATCTCATCTTTTGGGCTATCAATACGCGCCGTCCACAAATTGCTTATCGTACGGTTTAACATCTCATCACAAGAGCCAAGTCTTTGTCTGAATGTCGAGCCGTAACCTGCTTTTTCTAGCGCGTTTGCAACCGATTCTGCAGAAGATAATAAATCTTTAAATTTCACAAATAGGGGACTTGCTTCTACGGCATTTCGCAAAGCTTCTGTTCGTGCGTTTCTCAAAGGCTCGTACTTTTTCAAATATTCACTACGGATAAAGTCACGAACTGCTGATTTTGTAATATTTGCCATAATATTCTCCTTATACACATTTAAGAATCATGCGAATTTCTTGACCTACTAAAAGCCTATCCTTGAACGTGTCTTGCATTCTAAAGTCTTCCATGTAGACCTCAAGCACTTCGCGATATATTTGAGCTTTGAACGTTTCGGGTGTATCTACGACCTCCCGATACGGTTTAAGGATTTTAACCGGCGAACCAAAGGTGTAATCAATAAAGCCGCGTATCTTCAATTTTGCTTTGATGTTTCGTACTTTATCATTCGACCACCCTAGCATGGCCATTACTTCCTCATTGGTCTGTACACCGCTATCGTTGTAGGCATTGTACAGAATTTCTTGATCTGTCATATTTCTGTCTCCTGTTTAACTGTCTCACTGTTTGTTCCCAGTAGTTGGAATTAATATACAAGGAAATCCCGAGCATGCTTTGGCAAAAACCTGTCCATACATCCACGCGATCTATTTCTACCGAACCCACAGATCCAGCCATAAATATAATGGCCACAGCACGGATTGCGTAAATAACTTTCATCATTTCCTATACCCTTTCAATATGTTATAAAGCCGTTCGATGTTTTCGTCTTTTAATTCATCGACTAGCGTACAGGCCAATCTGTCCGCCTCACGGTGTGCAATTTCATTGCCATACTCGTAAGAGTTTGTTGCATCTGGCCTTTGATATCTCTTTTCATACTCGACTTCATATTCGGCCTTATAAATATCGTTAAGTAGCCTTTTGTGAAGCGCATCGGCTACAGGTCTGTAAGCCCCACTATCCCATTTGATAGCGTTTGATATAAAAGTTCTGGCTGATTTCACGATTTCATCAGTAAGCGTTTCACACTCATTAATTTCTACAACGTGTGAATTAATGTTTTCGTTAAAGTATCCGTATATGTTCATACAATGTGAGCCTCCCTAAATGCTTCATTAATCTTCTCTTCCGGCCAGCCCAGTGTGTTGGCCAAGTAGAATCGGAACCCTTCTCTATCAATTGAAAAGGTGCGTCCCTTTTTGCCTTCCGTTTGCCAGCATTGTGCAAAGGGGAATTTATCTCTTGCGATGCATTCCCGAACCGCAGTCATGGTTCTTCCCAATACCGTGGCCATCTGGCAAACGGCTATTGTTTTAGTGATCATGTTTACCTCCTAGATTTGTAATGCCGTAATTACTGCAACAATAATGATGAATAAGCTAATAGCAGCTGATAGGCTGATAGCCAATAACCACCAACACAGACTTATTACTGCGTGGATATCATTCTTTGTTTGATTTGTCATTTTTTCATCCTTTTGCTCTGTAACGATTTAACCGTAATCGACTATAAAAAAATAATGTCGTCATAGGCTACATTGAAGACCTCTTGTATCTTTTTGATGTGTGGTACATCAGGGAATGAGCGTTTGCGTTCCCAATTCCCCCACGTATCAACAGATACCCCAACATGCATTGCTGCAGTTACTTGAGACCAATTTCTTGACGCCCTCAACATCTTCAACGTGTATTTCATGGGCTACCTCCTTTCTGATGTGTAGTTCCTGTTTACATTTATCATTGTAGTACGGATAAACCGTAATGTCCATAAATTAAGCATAAAATATCGTAAAATTTCCGTAAATTATTGATTTTTTTACGGAACTATCGTAGTATATAGGTATATTGATAATATTAATTTGAGAGGATTTCAATATGAGTGATTTAGGTAATAAGGCCATTATGGCCGAAAATATCCAACGCTTAATGGATAGTCGAGGAATAGACCGAAATAAAATTTGTGCAGACTTAGGTTTTAAATACACAACTTTTACAGATTGGGTAAAAGGTAATACTTACCCTAGAATTGATAAAATAGAGATGATGGCAAATTATTTTGGGGTACCTAAATCTGAATTAGTGGAAAAACATGTTGAAGGAGGGTACTATTCTGACGCGGAAGCAGCCGAATTTGCAGAGTATCTACGCACGCGTCCAGGGGCACGCATGCTCTTTTCCGCAGCAAAAGATATATCCAAGGAGGAAATGGAAGAAACAGTCAAATACATTGAATTCTTAAAATCCAAGCATAAATAATATATACTAGGGGGCGTGATATTATTGATTATTAATTTAATTTATTGTGACTTGCCGAATGCTAAAGCGGTTTCTGAAGAGTCAGAGGATGTAGATACTCATAATATCTACATAAATAAAAACCTCTCTCACGATCGCATGAAGGATGAAATAAAACATGAGCTAAGTCATATTATTCGTGATGACTTTTATGTTGATCATCATGTTAATTTAGTCGAACGTATGGTTAGAATGTCTCAGCTTGAAGATGGGGATTTTAACGGAATCGACTTTTATCACCATATTATTTAACGCAGGGAGATCAATAAAATGAAAAAAGTGTTAGTAACAGGGGTTTTAATTACTGCTTTATGTATTGCCGGATGCGGAGGACCTGTTGATAATATCAAAGATGCTACAGGTTTATCAAAAGAACAGTCCCAGCAGGTTCTTACTGAATTACAAAGCGTCGGGGTCACCGAATTCAGTAACGTAAATAAAGTAGCAGACCAGCAAGGCGTGTATTACATTGTTGATGAAAAGTATGGCCAAACCTTCTTCCGCATCAAGGATGATAAAGTCAGTGAAATCGAAAATAGCTTCTCTACCGTTTACAAAAACGGCCAAAAGACAGACGATATTAGCAATGTCTATATTAGTGATCAACAAAAAGCAGCATATCAAGTGGCTGCTAAAGATGCGGTATCCGCTCGACTAAAGGCACCATCTACTGCTAAATTTGATATAAAACAAGTCATTCGTTATGATAATAGCGTTACCGTTCGTGGCACGGTTGACGCGCAAAACGGATTTGGCGCAATGGTTCGCGGCATGTTCTTTGTAAAAATCAAAGCGGATACTGGAGAAGTAGACTCCGTCAGCATTAATAATTTATAACAATCCTTGCACAGCGTGATATACTATAGATACCAGTACCCATCCACGCATCAGGGTTTAACGACTACAGCGCACCAGGATGGGTCTTTTTGTTGTATAGTTTTGCCGATAAAAAAATAAGCCCTCACCGCGGTGAGGGCCTTTAAAAATATCATACTTTAGAGGTACTCTATTTTTACTCCACAATCAGTATAGCATACCTCTAAGGATAACTACCATACCAAGGAGGATATATTATGGCCATGAAACGCGCCAACGGAACAGGATCCGTTTACAAGATGAAGCATAAGCCCTTACGTAAGCCATATCGAGCCGTGGTGACTCTCGGATACAATTCTGAGGGTAAACCCTTACGTAAATCAATAGGCACCTTTGCGACGCAAAAAGAAGCGCATAATGCATTATCGGCTTATGACTCCAACGCTCCGCAATATGAAGTCAAGGATACGACCTTTGGCCAATGCTGGGAATGGATGATTGAAGATAAGATACGTAAAGGGGTTATTTTAGAAAAAGGCGGCTATCTTTACAATAAAAAGAAAGTTGAGCATCTACTAAAAATACCTATCAAGGACATAAGACTTGCACATATGCAAGACGTTATTGATAGATATGCGGATAAAAGCCACACAACCCTTGTACAAATTAAAACTGCTATGAAAGCGACTTTTGATGCTGCTATCAAAAATGATATCGTTGATAAGAACTATGCTGCGCTTGTAACACTTCCTCAAAAGGTAAAATCTGAAATCCATAAACCCTTTACCCCTGTTGAGATATCTCGTTTATGGGAACTAGCAAAGACGGACCGAGATGCTCGCATATTATTGGTGTACATATATTCAGGAATGCGGCCAGGTGAAATCCAAGGCATTAAACTAAAAGATGTCCACATTAAAGATAGATATATGATCGGTGGTAGTAAAACCGCGGCAGGTAAGAACCGCATCATCCCTATTGCAGAATCTATCCTACCATTTATTAAAGAGTGGCATAAGTTAAGTAGCTTCCAACGGCACGAATATTTACTTCCAAAAGATACGCCTAAGCATTTATTAGTGGCCATTCGCACCTATTTAAACAAGCATTTCCCTGGGCACCTCCCGCACGATGGAAGGCATACATGCGCTACGCTATTAATTCATATTGGTATATCGGAAGCTACAACAAAAACCATATTAGGTCATCGACATTCGGACGTAACAAATCAAGTATATATCCACAAAGACGTATCTGAATTAGTAGCAGCCGTAAATAAATTACCTGATAAGGATAGCCTTTTAGAAGAGGATTACATGTCTTTGACATTCGCCAAAAGTTGAGCAACGGTTGAGCAACCGAGTTGATTTTAAAAAATCTAAAACAATCTGTAAATAAATAAAGCCGGTAAATATGCGTATTTACCGGCTTTATAGCATTATCGTATCTGTTTATATAACATATTCATAAAATTATATAAACCCTCTATTTTACTAACATATCCA